ACGCAGACGCTGTGATGGTGGCACTCGATCGGCCTAATCAGTTCCCGACGAAAGGCTAGGTACTTCGACCGAGTGCCGAGGGTATGTTACTGACTAACAGTGACCAGCATCGGCTTACCCGACACTGTCACGGATCATGCGGGATCGTTCGGGGCTGATGTGCAGGGATGGGCAGAACAGCATCTAGGGCTGACCCTTATGCCTTGGCAGGTGCGCGCGCTTGACGGTCAGCTGGCTTATGACGAGCATGGTGAGCTGCTGCATCGGACGAGTCTTGTTTCGACTGCCAGACAGAACGGAAAGACCGTTGCTCTAGGTAGTTTGGTTGGCTGGTGGCTCACAGAGATGCCAAAAATACGGGGCAAGAAGCAGACTGTCCTGACGACTGCTAACAGGCTCGACTTGGCGATCACACTCTTCGATGAGATAGCCCCAGTGCTCGAGGCGCGCTTCGGTGCATCCTGTGTCAAGGCTTACGGTCGAAACTCGGTGACAATGCCAGACGGCAGCAAGTGGACGGTCAGAGCGGCAAAGCCTTCGGTCGGTCACGGCACGAGCAACGATCTAATCGTGGCAGACGAAATCTGGGACATGTCGCAGCTCGCTATCGACGGCGGTCTAATCCCATCTATGCGCGCACGAAAATCGCCGCTGCTCAGCTGCTGGTCAACGGCTGGGACTGAGGCATCGACCGCTTTCTTGCGCTGGCGTGAGCAGGGTTTGCGAGCCATAGATCGAGGAGAGCGATCGTCCCTGTACTTTGCGGAGTGGTCGCCGCCGCCTGATCTTGACCCGATGAACCCTGCTGCGTGGGCTTACGGCAACCCTGCGCTCGGTCACACTTTGGAACTGTCAACGATCGAGGCCGAGTCTCAGAACCCTGACCGCGCACAATTCTTGCGAGCATCAGTAAATCTGTGGGTCGCGTCCGATCGCGGCTGGATACCGCCGGGTGTCTGGCCTGCACTCGAGCACGAAGGCGACATACCGAAGGGCGGCATCGTTGCCATCGAGACCAGCATGGACGACTCGCGCTACTTCGGCCTGCGCGCAGTGTCACTGCCTGATCGCCGCATTGTTGTGACCGTGGCCTTTGTCGTGGACAGTTTTGCAGCTCTGTTGCTCGAGGTTGACAGGCTCACTGCCGAGGGTTGCAAGTTTGCTATCTCACCCAGCATCGACATCCAGTGGCCTCGACATTTAGAGACCAAAAAGGTCATCGTCGGCTACGGCGAAATACTTAAATACACCCCCACTGTAAGAAACTTAATAGCGGAAAAAATGCTGCTACATGACGGCTCAACCCAACTAGCAGAGCATGTGCAGCGCGCTGTCGCTGTCCGATCGCAAGGCTCTGTCGCGGTGTCATCTCAGAGATCACCCGGGCCGATCGAGTTGTGTCGCTGCATGATCTGGGCGGCTGCATTGTGCTCGAGGCCATCAGTGTCGGGTAAGCCGATGCTGGTCACTGTTAGTCAGTAACATACCCTCGGCACTCGGTCGAAGTACCTAGCCTTTCGTCGGGAACTGATTAGGCCGATCGAGTGCCACCATCACAGCGCTTGCATCTGTAATGTTGTGGCATGGGATTATTTGACCGCAAAGTTAGCAAGGCCGCCATCAGTCCAGCGCCTGCTAAAGCGGCAGCTGCTGGTGCAATGAGTCCAGGCTATAACAGCAGCAATGTCGGCAAGAACATGATCGGTCAGTACTACACCTACCGCGAAGGCGAACTGAGAGCGGCGGCAATTTCCATCCCTGCCTTGTCAAGGAGTAGAGACTTACTTGCATCGGTCATCGGTTGTATGCCGTTGCGCGCATATAAAGAAGTTTGGAACGGCGAAGAAATGGAACGCGTTTATATTGCGCCGCGCACTTGGATGCGTCGACCAGACCCAACCGTCCCGTACAACTTTCTTATGTCGTGGACTTTTGACGACTTGTACTTTTACGGTCGCGCGTTTTGGTACATTACTGAGCGTTATGCTTCGGGCGAGCCTGCGGCCTTTACGCGTTTACCAGCCGGAAGCGTAACGACTACCGACATGTCAGGTCCCGTCTGGTTCGCCCCGTCTAAGCAAGTTTATTTCCAAGGCGGCGAGATCGACCCTAAGAACTTGATCCAATTCTTGTCGCCAACACAAGGCATGGTCTATTCATCGCAGGCCGCCATTGAAACCGCAATCAAAATCCAAGATGCTCGAGCGCGCAATGCTTCATCGTCAATCCCTGCTGGTGTGCTAAAGCAAACTGGTGGCGAACCATTGAGCGCACAAGAACTAGCCGATCTGGCAGCTGCATTTAACCAAGCGCGCGCAACCAACCAGACTGCTGCGCTAAACGAGTTCCTATCTTACGAACCGACAACAATGTCGCCAGACAAAATGCTGCTCATCGAGTCAGCAAACTACAGCGCACTAGAAACTGGTGGACGGATCGGCAATGTGCCGCCGTACCTGATCGGCGTATCGACCGGGTCATACTCGTACCAGTCATCGCAACAGGCGCGCATGGACTTGCTGTTCTTTGGTGTAAAACTTTATGCCGACGCAATAGCAGAAACATTGTCAATGAACAATGTGCTACCGAACGGCACTTTCGTTGCCTTCGATTACGAGTCCTATCTGGAAGAGAATTATTTAGCAGACAAAATGGAAACACCAACATCAGAAAACACGCAAGAGGAGATCGCAAACTCATGATCAGATTTACCGCCAGCAGTGTCAGCATTGACGCAGCCGCCAGCGATGGCACACCTACCAGAACGATCACAGGCATTGCCGTACCGTACGGCGTAGCAGCCACAGTTTCGGACGGCACAGAGGTCATCTTTGAGCGCGGCAGCCTGCCAGTCGATGGCAAAGCACCCCGTCTGTATCTGAACCATTCGGCTGAGAGCGCCATCGGAATTGTCACGGCTCGATACGACGACGAAGAAGGCATGATGTTTACCGCCAAGATCAGCAAAACAATGGCAGGCGACGAGGCTTTGCAGCTCGCCCTTGACGGCGTACTTGACTCGGTATCTGTTGGCGTAAACCCAACAAAGACCCGAGCAAACGAAGACGGCTCAATCACCGTCCTTGCTGCCGACTGGATCGAGTTGTCCATGGTGCCAGTCCCAGCATTCGCTGGCGCAGTCATCACAGATATTGCTGCCAGTATCCACCACGAACCCGAAGAGACCGACAATAATGAAATACAAGAACCCACAGAGGAGACAGAACCCATGTCAGAAGTAACAGTCCCAGCAGTCGAGGCAACCATTCCAACAGCTGCAATTCCAGCACAACCTAAGCGCGAGTTTAAGGCTCCATCAGCAGGCGAGTTCATGGCTGCCTACCACATTGGTGGCGACACTTTCCACAACATGAACAAAGCAGTAGCAGAGTTCTCAGCATCACAGCGCACAGCATTGCAAGCAGCAGCTGGCGATGTTCTTACCACTGACACCCCGGGTCTGCTCCCTGTTCCAGTGCTCGGCCCATTGGTACAAAATCTAAACTTTTTGCGCCCTACGGTAGAAGCTGTAGGCGCACGCGCATATCCAGACGGTGGACAGTCCAAGACTTTTATCCGTCCAACCATCACCACGCACACCGATGTCGGAACACAGTCAACTGAATTGTCTGCTGTAACTGCACAGACCATGGTGATCGCATCAAACTCAATCAGCAAGACAACTCTTGCTGGTCAAGTAACCCTGTCGCGTCAAGACATGGACTTCACAAACCCAGCAGCAATGGAACTGATCTTGAACGACCTCATGGGCGAATACATGATCGCTTCCGACAATGTTTGTGCAGACAACATGCTTGCCGCAGCAACATCATCTGGTGTTTGGGACGGAACAGTTGCCGACTTGCTTAAGTCCGTTTACGACGCAGCAAGCGACATCTCGCTCAACCGCAACTGGCTGCCAACCCACATGTTTGTGTCAGTTGATGTCTGGGCGCAAATGGGCCAGCTTGCCGACTCAACGGGCCGTCAGATTTTCCCGTTGATCGCAAACGGTCTGTCTGGTTACAACGCAGCAGGCTCGCAGAACGCAACATCATGGAACGGCAACCCACTTGGCTTGCAGCTTGTAGTTGACAGCAACTTTGCTGCTAAGACCATGATCATCACCCGTGTTGGTCAAGGCCAAGGCGATGCTTACGAGTTCTACGAGTCCATTCGTGGCCTCATGAGCGTGGATCAGCCTTCAGTTTTGGGACGTCAATTCTCGTTCCATGGCTATGTATCAACCTTTGCTGCAATCGCTGGAATGATCCGCAAGATCACACAGGCCTAGTCGAGAGCGGAGCATCCGCTCATGGCTGTTTACAGCGTTACGCAAAAGTATCTAATTGACAACTACGCCGTACTGCAACTTCTGACCCCATCGGAAATTGCAGTCGGCCAGTCAATTACAGTCGCATCAGTTGATGCAACATTTAACGGCACTTACACTGTTCGCGCATTGCCCCAGTATCTGTACATCGGTATAGACACTGAGGGCGATCTGCTTTATGACATTGACATACCAATTGCTAATCAGGTGCTCTTTGCTAAGACCGCCAGCAATGTCATCCGAGTAGCTGCCACTGGAACAGTCACCTACACGCAGACCTGCACATGGGTCACTGCCGCACAGCTCGTCACCTATCTTGGCGTACAGATCACAAACCCGTCAGACGATTACACGCTGATCACTCAGGCCGTATCTGCTGGCAATGACTTCGCATATCGTCGCCGTCAAGAGGCTGGCTACATCGACAGTCTTACAACGAGTCCGGGTGGGGATGCCACTCTCGGCACACTCATGTACTGCGCGGCCCTCTGGCGCAGCCGTGGATCACTTGAGAACACTTTTGCATCCTTTGACGGAATGGGCACAGCGCCTCAGCAAAGCCTCACACCGATCGTTAAACAGTTGCTGGGCATCGACAGGCCTGCCTGCGCCTAATGGCTTACACAGACGCTCTCAACGGGGCTATTGACGACCTCACCGCCAGCCTTACAGCGGTCACTGGTCTGCGAGTAGTAAACGACCCCACAAAACTTGTGCCTAACTGCGTCTACATCGACGCGCCATCCTTTACGACCGTGGCTGGCAATGGCAACATCATCCGCATGGACTTTCCAATCAAGGTCATCGGCTCAGGGCCAGCAGGCCTACCAGTCCTGCGTACCATCCTTGACATCGTCAGCAAAGTCCTACTCAGTCCAATCATCGTCATGGCAGGCCGTCCCAGCAACCTAGAAATCGGCGGTCAGCTCTTCCCGTGTTACGACCTCGACTGTGGCATACAAGCACAAAGCGCATAAGGAGAAACATGTACACCATCATCAGCCCACGCCTCGGAACCCCGGGCGATCAGTTCATCCCCGAGGACGGTGTCAACATTGACGCACTGCTCGACGGCGGCCTGATATCCACCGACAGCGTAAAGAAATCATCTAAAGTCAAATCAGAACCCAAGGAGCAATAGACATGGCTATCAGCAGCACTTACCTTTCTAACCCAAGCATCACGATCAACGCGGTGGACTTGTCCGATCAGTGCACAAGCGCGGTCATCAACTATGTGTCGGAGCAATTAGAAAACACGACATTTTCCAACACTTCGCGCAGCTTCACATCTGGCCTGTACTCAAACACCGTGACCGTAACTCTTTATCAGAGCTACGCAGCAAGCGAGACTGAAGCCAGCATTTACAGCCTTGTGGGCACAACCACGACGCTTGTCTTAAAGCCAACATCTGTCGGTGCTTCACACGAACCCTTCGTACACTTTGACGGGCGCTTTCTTGTCGGCACACACACCGATCAACGCTTCGCTCGGCGAACTGTCCACAATTGACCTGACATTTAGCGGTGGCGTTTTAACTAAAGCCGTCGCATGATCTCGCGGCATCAGCCGCTGAGAATTACAAGTAGCAAGACCGCACAAGCGGAGCCTTGCCCGACAAAGGAGAAACAATGAAAGTCAAACTATCTATTGACCTTGGCGACGGTAAGCCAGCGCGCGAGATGACCACCAACATGCTTGCCATTGTTGACTGGGAACGAACAGAGAACCGTCGATCAGCAGACGGCAAAGGCATCGGCTTCAGCGACATGTGCTGCTGGGCTTACACACTTTGCAAACTTGCTGGAGACAAAGTGCCAGCAAACTGGCGCGAGTGGGTTTCCGAAAACCCTGACATGACCATTACACCTATCAACGAGATCGCAGACGAGACCCCTTTCATCGAGGGACTTGGCGGCGAAGCCTCTGCGAAGTCCTAGCGTTAACAGGCTTCTGGCCAAAGGAGATCGAGTTCACTATGCGAGACCTGAACACTGTCACCTATGTGCTTGAGCAGATGCACCGCAAGAAGTAACCATGCCTGTCTCTCACAGCGTCGAAGTAGTCGGTCTCAAGGAAACGATTAACGCCCTACGCAAGATCGACCCACAGCTGCAGAAAGACTTTAAGGCTGAAGCGACGGCGATCGCACAACCAGCCATTCAGGCTGCAAAACTTGCTTACAGCCAGTTTCCATTGTCGGGCATGGCGCGCAAGTGGTCTGATCGAGGCCGCAAGATATTTCCGTTTACGATCTCGGGCGCACAGTCAGGCGTAAAGATGCGCTTTGACACTCGACGCAATGCTGTTGGCGTGATCTTGATTGAGCAAAAGAATCCAGCGACAGCAGTTTTTGAGGGTGCAGGCCGTAAAGACAGCAACCGTTTAGGCACATCACTTGACTCGGTCAGCTCTGAGCGCGGCTTTGCTATGGCGATGCCGGGTAGGACTCGACTGATCGGGCCAGCGGTCTATAAAGCGCGGCGCGGTATTGAGGCCGAAATGGAAAAGATGGTGCTAAAGACCATCAACGAAATACAGAAAGACCTGGACTAATGGCACTGTCAATCCCCATCATCAGCGAGTTTCAAGGCGGCGGCGTAGACAAAGCCATCAAACAGTTTCAGCAGCTCGACGGCGTAGGCGCAAAGACGGGCTTCGCACTAAAGAAAGCGTTTCTGCCTGCCACTGCCGCGCTCGGTGCACTGACCGCTGGCATCGGTCTAGCCACAAAGGCGGCAATGGAAGATGAGGCTGCACAGCTCGAGTTGGCTCGCCAGTTACGCACGACGACACAAGCCACAGATGCACAGATTAAGGCTGTAGAGCAATCTATTAGCGCGTTCAGTAAGCAGACCGCAATGGCTGACGATCAGCTGCGCCCAGCGTTGGCAAACCTTGTGCGCGCTACAGGCTCGCTTGAGTTGTCCCAGAAAGCAATGGCGGTCACTGCCGATCTGGCTACAGCCAAAAACATTGACATGGAGTCTGCCAGCGTCGCGGTCTCTAAAGCTCTTAACGGCCAAGTAGCTGCGCTTATCAAATTAGACCCATCGCTTAAAGGTGTCATTACATCAACATCGACTGCCGATGAAATTATGCAGGCACTTGATAGCTCGGTCGGCGGTGCAGCTGAGACTTTTGCCAATAGTGCTGAAGGCGGTCTAAAAAACTTCGGCATCCAAATGGACGAACTAAAGGAAAGCATCGGAGCAGCTTTTATTCCTGTCATGGAAAAACTGCTGCCCTATGTGCTGGACTTTACGACATTCTTGCAAGACAACACCAAGGCGCTGCTTATTGTTGTCGGCGCTATCGCAGCAATGACAGCAGCCATAGTGACAGCCAATGTCGCCATGAAGGCATACAACGCGTTCCAGTTAGTCGTTACCGCTGGAAACGCTGTGCTGGCAGGATCATTCACCACGGTATCGGCATCGGCTGGCATTTTGACTAAAGGCTTAGGCGTAGTCATCCTTACCCTTGGCCTGCTTTACGAGGTGTATCGCGAAGGCCCAAGAGCTGTAGCAGAGTTTATGCTGCCGTTTAAGCAGTTTGCAGTCGGCGTATATAACTCGGTCAAGGTAGTTGCCAACGGCATAAACCAAATTATTAACGCCGCGATTATCGGACTGAACCAACTAATTAACGCGCTTAATGTAATACCGGGTGTAAGCATTGACTTGATACCGCTAGTCCCAATGCTTGACTACACAGCATTGCCAGAACTAGATACGCCAGCTGCTCGAGGCTCAGGCTTTGCCCGTGAAGGCGGTACAGGGTCAATCGGAAGCAGCCCTATGGCAATGATCGAGTCAGCCCTAGTAACACCAGCTCCAGCTGCTGGTGGCGGCGGTGGCAAGTCCTCAAGCGTCCTTGATCTAAGCAAAAACTATGCAGGCAACATGGGCGGCAACTACGGCATCACAGGCAACGCAGCAGACTTCTCTAGCCTCTTCGATCAGTTCATGGTCGAGCGCGGCACACCGATCACAGTCAATGTCAACGGCGGACTAGCCACATCAGCAGACATCGGGCGCGCTGTAGTCAACAGCATTAAAGCCATGAACCGAGTGGACGGCCCAGCACAAATACAGGTCGCATAATGGCTGCCACGATCGTCCAGTCAGGGTCGTATGACCTACAGATCGCTACAGGCTTCCTCGTGGATGCGTTCACACTTGACGACTCATTGAAGGGCGTACTTGACTCGCCTGATTATGTGCTAGACGGCACTACAGAGTTTGCATCCGTGATTGATGGTGCTACAGGCATCAGCGTGTTTCGTGGACGCAGAGACATTGGCGATCAGTTCACTGCTGGGACAATGAGCTTTGATCTAAACGACACATTTACTGGCGGCATCTTTAACCCGTTCGATACCGAGTCACCGTATTACGACACCGCTCAAGCGATACCGGGTCTAGCACCTATGCGCAAAGTAGTGCTTAGTCGTGAAGGTGAAGAATTGTTTAATGGCTACATTGTTGACTACTCGTATAACTTTAATCTTGGCGGTCTTGACACTGTTTCTGTTACTTGCGCCGACGACTTTTATCTGCTGAGCCAGACCTACCTTAACGAGTGGAATGTGACTGAGCAACTTGCCAGCGCTCGACTAGTAGAACTACTTGCTCTCCCTGAGGTCAATGCGTTTCAGTTGCCAGGTGAGCAGAACATTGAGACCTCAACGATTACCCTTGGCGGTGCAGCTGCGTACACCGTCCCTAACGGCACATCGGTCGCTGCTTACACAGCCAAAATAAACGAGTCTGTGCAAGGGCGCATCTTTATTGCGCGCGACGGTACTTTCACATTTCAAGATCGCATCGGCAATACGGTCTCGGCATCTTCGGCAGACTTCCACGATGACGGCACAGCGATCCCTTACGACAATGTGGGCATCTCGTTTGAAGCTAATCAGGTCATCAACCGAGCATCAGTAACCCACGCTGGCGCAGCAAGCCCAGAGATCGCCGAGGACTTAACCTCGCAGGCCACCTACTTCATTCAGACCACAACCATCGGGGACGCGCTAGTCCACAACGCCACAGCAGCCCTTGACCTAGCCAACTACCTGCTCGTAGGCCAGCCAGAGGCGCGCTACACCAATGTGTCCACCCTCTTCGCATCCCTTACCGATGCCCAGCGTGACACTGTGGCAGTCCTCGAGATCGGCAACACCGTCACCATAGAAAAGTCATTCACCAGTGGAGTCACGATCACATCGTTGGCGCAAGAACTAGCCATTGAGGGCATCCAGCATGAGATAGACCTTTCAACAGGCCACCGCATCACCTTGTTTACTTCGCCCACGACGCTTGTTTACGAGCTGATCTTGGATGATCTGGTATATGGCACACTCGACACAGAAAATGTCTTAGGATAAGGAGCAATATGGCAACACCGACTACTCTTCCAGCCGCGTTTACAGCGGGTCAAGTGCTTACAGCTGCACAGCAAAATGCCTTGCGCGGCGCGTTTCGTGTGCTGCAAGTAGTTAGCACCACCGTTACGGCCTCGACATTTTCAACGACCTCGTCGACCTACACAAACATTACTGGCCTAACAGTAAACATCACGCCAAGTTCTACTTCTAGCCAAGTTCTCGTTGTTGCAACAGTCAATTGCAACATTACAAACAACAACGAAATCATCCAATTACGACTTGCCCGAGGCGGAAGTGCTATTGGCGGCGGAACAGACGGAACACTATTTCAAGACAGTCCCACAAACGCGCGGCCGCAAAATTGCACCATGATCTTTCTAGATAGTCCTGCATCAACTAGCGCTCTCACCTATTCAGCGCAAACAGCAGTGCCGGGCTCACTCTGGACATTCTGGTTAAATCGGGCCGGCGGCGCAGCCAACTATCGCGGCATCAGCACAATTACAGTTATGGAGATCAGCGCATGAGCACCGACTACGGAATGGTATTGACCACAAATTATCCCGGCAAAGAATGGACGCTCAACGGCGGATACGAAACACTTGTTTGGTTAAGTGAAGGCAACCCACCGACACAAGCAGAATTAGATGCCGCATGGCCACAAGTCGACTATGACAACCAAGTGGCCGCAATTGAAGCAACACGCCGCACACAATATGAAGCACAGTCAGACGGCCTATTCTTTGAGTGGCAACGCGGCACAAACACGCAAGCCGCATGGGAAGCCGCAGTACAAGCCATCAAAGATGCAAACCCATACCCACCACCGCTGGGCTAAATATGCGGCCCTACTCTTTATGGTTGCAGTCATAACGGCAGTACTCAATGGATGCTCCAGCACAAGAGTCAACATCGAACCCAATAGGTGCTTTACGCGGACGGCTTGCGATGTCGCCAGAGGATAAACACGCACGATTAATCCTGATCGTTGGCATAACTATGTCGATCAGTTTCGCAGCCATTGTCCTCGGCTTCGTTTACGGTCTACTGTTCGTGAACCAGCCGCTTGAGCAAGCCCCCAACGACGCAGCCTTCATAGACCTACTTTCGACCGTTGTCGTGTTCCTCACAGGATCACTTGGCGGCCTATTAGCATCAAACGGAATGAAAAAAACCAAACAGACAGGGGCAACAAATGAAAGCCAGTGATAAAGCAATGATCTCGACCTACATCAACAGTGCCATTGCAGCAGCAGTAGCGCTCTACATGTCAGGCAATACCGACCCCAACGATCTACTTAGCGCAGCCATCGCAGCTGTAGCACCACTATTCATCGGCTATGTCAACCCAAAAAACAAGGCTTATGGCATCGGCAAAAACCCCGAAGCCTAAAGCACCGACGCTTACTGTCGTCCCAGACAAACTCGAGCGCCACTATCACAAATTGGTCATTCCGTCAACGCTTGCCCATGTAACCCCGGGTGAACTACCAGCAGGCCTGCTCGTCGATGTCAAGCCATACGGCAAACTGCATCCACTAGCAGCTGACGCATACATGGCATTACGCGATGCAGCCTTTGCAGCTGGTGTCAAAACATTCAAGCCGACATCGGCAGCCGACTGTTATCGCAGCATATCGACACAGACCACAGGCTTCCTTGCTCGATACCAGACCCAGCCGATCGCAGGCGCATCGACGCGCACATGGAAAGGCAACACTTACTATCTCAAGCCGAACTGTGCGCCAATGGCTGCACCCGGCACGAGCCGTCATAATCTCGGGCTGGCAGTTGATATCAGTGACGCATCAGAAACAGGGCGCATGCAATTCATGCTTAAGAACATCGAGGCCTACGGCTTTACATGGGAAGTGCAATCCGAGCCATGGCACATCTTCTACTATGTCGGCGACCGCGTTCCAGCCCTTGTGCAGCAATGGAAACAGGCGAAATCCTTGCTTTAGTCACACCCATTGCCTAGGGTCGATGTACCGACGGAAGGCAAGCGAAAACCATGGACGCAAAGACCTACATCTA